TTGGCCCGAATTTTTAGTCGCCCTTTTTTGGAATTAAAAGCTATTTTTCCCTGGCTAAAGGGGTTCTGCATAAGAGATCATGTCTTCACTCGCTGTTGCTCTAACAAAATTCAATACGTTCATAAACTCTTGAACGGTATCACAATCTACAGTTCTCTTCTCACCACTCTCAGAATATAGATAAACTTTTCTCTTTGAAGGATCAATTACACATTTTGATAACCAATCATCCTTCATAGAAACTCCATTTTTTTATACTATAGCACTATGTAGGTGGTTTGTCAACTACTTGTTAATACTATAGACAGAATTGTCACCGGGATAATCATTTATACTTGCTCCTTCATACTCAGGAATAAGTTTTTCAATATCCTTTCTTTCAGCGAACACATGGAAGAAACAATTTATAGGGAGTGCTCCTTGCGACTGTAAGAATATATTTTCATCATCCCATCTTTTAACGATTATATCTTGATGGACACCGATTGATTGTAATTGTACAGTTATTGAATCAATATCGACAAGATCTTTCCAATATTTTGGTAAAACAATTTTTTTTTGATTTTTTAATCGACCACGATAATACACAGCAGACTCAGGGCCCTCAATGCATATGTGTCTAAGTCTATATCCATCTTTACTTGGATGTTCTATATCAAATGCCTTTGCTCCCGCAGATTTACCACTAACACCACCACTTATACTACCACTTATATGAGCACCAACAAAATTAGCCGCGGTGACAGTTCCACTTGCATTAATATCTCCTTTCATACTACCATTTGTTTCAATTGTAACGTCACCTTTGACAAATAATGCCATAGTTGCGTTCGTATTGCCATCCTTCCCTATCATAACAGTGCCATCAGCGGAAGTAAAGTCACCAACATCTCCTACCTGTAAAGGCCCTTCAATATATGCAGAGTGTTTTGTCTTTTTAACTCCAGATGATTTAACATCTACTCCATCTTCTGCAACAATAAGTTGACCATTATTAACTTGAACTTCATCTAAGATGTATGCCATTAACTAACTCCTAATTTTGATTTGTATCCGGATGTTGCACAAGAAACTCCTTGAATAATTTTAGACCAAATTTCTATGCCACAATTTGCTCTTATCGCAAGAAAACTTGATGATTTAATTCTCATTCTTTGTCTTGCATGTATGTTAACATTTTGGCCGTTAATGTCAATCTTATTGTGTGATTCGACATTAAAACTCTCTCTTGCAACAAAATTTATCTTATCTCCCTCAAATCTTAGATTACCACTCTTTGCTTTGATAGTGATGTCACCATTCATTGCGTTGATCAGAATGCAATTCTGACCCTTGACCATATTATATCCAGATGATATTTGAGTGGCTCCGGGTGATACAAGTGTTGTCCACCCTTTTCTACGACTCTCACCGACATTAGAATCCATTGTAAAATAATGTCCACCATCCTTGGCGACCACTTTAAAATCAGATCGAACATCTTTGTCAGATGAGATGCCACCAAACTGTATGATCGCATCTTGCGTTCCAATCGATTGAGTCCAATAATTTTTCTTTTCTGACATGACTATCTTTTTTGATATTTAGTATCCATATCCACCACCACCGCCACCAGTGTCAGGTGGTGTGTAAGGTGCAGGAGATGGTGAAGGAGAAGGTGTAGGATCAACTGTTGGTGATGGTGTTGGATCAGATGTCACAGTTGGAGTAGGAGCAGTCGTAAATGTTGATGGTTCAACAACGTCTGGCTCCGCTGTTATGGTTTGAGTTGTAACTGTTGAAGTTTCAACATCTTCTTTGACCCTACTTACTCTTGCTACAGGAACATTTTCACCACTAATACTCGCTGCTCTTGTTTCAAATACCCTTATATTTGTGCCTGATTGTGAAGATGTTCCAGCAAGTTTGACTCCATTTACAAAGTAAACATTACCGTAGTATGCTTTACCACCTACATAACCGTTCACATTTAAACCAACTAGATCAAAAACTTGAACTATATCAGCAGCGATTGGTTCGACAGGAACGGGATCTCGTATGACATCAAATACTGGAATGAAAGATGCATTTACTCCTGTCCTTGTTTTCATTCTTATTGTAGGAAGTTCTGTAAAATTACCAGCTTTTAATATTTTTACTCCTGCTATTCTTCCAAATGGTTCAGTTGTATATGAAAGTTGTGTTCCATTTGCAGGTTCAATTACGAGTTGGTCAACTGATGAATCATAATTAATTCCCGGATTACTAACTCTAACTTCTGAAATTTTGATAATTGCAGGATATTGAGGAGAGGTTGCTTTTGGCGGTAGGTATCCTGTTCCAGTTTCATTTACTATGACTCTAACAACTGCACCATTTCTTATCTCTGTTTTAAGGACAGCACCGTTTCCATTTTTACAGGGGTCAACTACAGTTACAAATGGAGGTGTTTTATATCCAAAACCACCATTCACAACATCAGCAGCAAGGAGATTTCCTTGAGAATCAACAACAGGATTTGCTTCTGCACCAATGCCTCCTCCTCCAAAAAATTTAAGGGTCGGTGGTGGACATGGTTGAGGGCCTACATCACATGGATCTGCTCTAAGAAGGTCTTTCGGAGTGAGTTGATTTACTTCATCAATATCTAAATATTTTACTTTACCATCACCATTTACAAAAACAAAAACTGTTTCTGGATTAAGTGCTTCATAAGCATTCGCCTCCTCCACAGTCTTATCCTTGATATATCCCTCAGTTTCACTGATATATCCAACTTTTATATTTTCATTTGAAATTGGTGCAGATGTCATATTAATTAGTTATTTTAAAGTCAGAAATATCCACTCCTTTTGGAGGGACAATTTGTGGTAGTCCAAGTCGCTTTCTATTTAAGTTAATCATTTCTAATCTTTTAATTTTAGCAAATCTTGTCTCAGGAGATGATGAAATTGTATTAAATTTTTTTATTTGGCCATCAAGTTGTTTTTTTATATTTTTTTTGAAAAATTCACTATCAAACTTACTATTATCATTTAATCGTTTTTTTACTTCTTTTTTTATTTTTTCAGTTTTTTGTTGTTCTAAATCAATACCTATGACAGTGCTATTAAATCTCTCTTCAATAGTATCACCTCCAGCACTTATACCCAGTGTGTTTAATATTCTCTCATCACCATTTTTTGGATTTACCAATGCAAAATCACCATCACCCAATTGTGTTATTATATAACCCTCTTCTTTGTAATCAGAATATAATTTTAGATTTGGATTCACATTATAAACTATCTCTTCTTTGGCCTTAACTATTGGTACATCAAATTTTTCTTTTTCCTTTTTCACGCTAGTATCAGGTATGATAACAATTTCATCTTTCAAATTGTTGCCACCTTCAATAACAACTTCCTGTTCAGACGCAATATTTTCAGTAACTCTGCGACGATTATTTTGAAACTCTTCATTTCTTTTCCTTGCATTATCTTGTATTCTTTGTTTCTGTCTAGCACGGTATTGTTCTAACGTTTCACCTTTTGGCCCACCAGTTAAACCACTTAATCCTTGTGCCTCTCTTTGCTTGAATCTTATTTGTGCTCTGTTCAAACCCTCAGTAGAAGTTATATCTGTTATACCTCCATCCGACACAGAGTTCACGATTCCCTGTGTTCCATCTTTAAGTTTTACAACATCACCAACTTTTGGTGTATCACCATTAGCCTTTTCAATTAATTTTTCACTATTCAACTTAGCGATATTATCTGTATTAACAGGATCAGTTTCTGATTTTTTAGTTTGATCACCACCTAATGTAAGAGTATCAGTTTCAGGACACTCTTCAGGAGGATCACACTCTGTAAATGCTGCTACCGAAGAGATGAATGTATTTGCCAATGCCATGTCAAAACTTAATTCTTGACCTACATCAAATCCACCAATCGGAGGTAACTTACCCAACAATCCACCAACGTCAAGACTTTGATCAAATGATGGTAGTAAACTTGCAACATCAAGTTCACTAGGTATGTTTAAATTTTCTAACTTATTGAAAGCTGTTCCTAATCTACCTAATGATGGGATACCTCCACCTCCAGCTAAAGATTTAAGAGCGTCCATAAAGCCACCTCTCACTCTCTGTTGTGTGTTTGATATTACATCTGCCACGATCTCCTCAGTTTCACATGGGTTAGATGGATTATAAGTTCCTGCTGGTGGTGCACTATTTTTTCTATTCAAGTTTTTTCTCATCGCTGCACCAATAAGATCAGCGAGATCACCTTTAATTTTACCAAACACGCATGCTAATTTTCCTTGACCTTCTAAATTTTTCTCTAATAAATTTAATCGATTTGTGACATTATCCTCTTGTTCTAATATTGCTGTGGCATCATTTAATTTTTCTAAAAGAAAAGTTTGTTGATTATTTAAAGTAGTCAACATCGACTTTGCAGAGAGACCCGATGTTTCTTCTATTAATTTATCTATTGATTCATTTATATCTTTTGACGCTGCTGCCGTCGGAAAATCATTAAGTTCCTCTAATAATTTTTGATACTTAACTTGAAAGTTACTCATGTGAGTATTCAATGATGTCAAACTATTTTTTGTTTTTGGACACTCAACAGGATGCTCTTCATTTTGTACATCAACTTGTATTTTATCTGAAACTGTTTTTAATAATGTACCATCACCACTTTCAAAAGTAACTGTACTATTTGCCCCTTGCTGACATATTTGATTATCTGAGGTGTCCGTGGTGCCATCATCTGTGAAACCACTTCTTGGTTCAAACACTGATGATTCATCTGTAACTTCATCTACACCAACTTTTGAGTTAATATTTTCAATAGTTGTTTTTGCATTATTTCCAAGCACTCCCATGATGATGGGAACTTGTTCATCAGATCCATCTAAAAAGAATCCAAAGACAAACATTCCCTCCTTAATTCCCGGAGTTTGAAACGATCCTCCCTGACCACCACCCCACACGGAGTACATGACTTGACACCAAGGAAGTTGATCAGAGGGAATCACCGACTCTCCACCATCATGAAGGCCCATGATTCTTACTTTATATCTGTATCCCCATCCCGGAATGTCCTCCTTCTTATCGATGGGGACATCACTCATGTTCTCACGCCAAGTTGAGGAGTCGGCAACTTGACCTATCCACCAACTAAATTGAGCCCCAACAAATCCGGGATTATATAAACTTGATAATTGTTCCATTAATCATCGTAAACTAAACACTCTGGTTCGTCAGGGTGCATATCACAGAATAATTCTAAAGCATTTGGATCATGATGATCTCCTGCTTCGATTTCATCGTGATGGTGATCAACATACTCTTCAAGTTCATGCAATTCCTCTATTGTATGCCTCTTCATTGCTTCAGAAGTTTTTGGGTCGGCAAGAATCTCCTTGTCTTTTTGAATGTGGTCTTCGATAGATTTCATATGCTTGATTAGATTCTACAATTGTATTTATTCATTATAACTTATTTTACTCCATCATGCCAGTATTTTCAGCGACTCTTCCTATTGAGTCACGAACTAAACCTAATTTTGTTGTCCCCTTATTATTTGAAACACGATGAGTGACTGCGAATATGAGGTATTTTCCACTCACCGTTTTATCAATACCATCCCCAGCCGTATTATTTTTTAATGATCTAGTGTCAACTCTAACAGTTTCACCTACATGAAGATTGAAATCTGTTGGAATTACAATCTCCATTGTTGCACAATCTAACTGATTAAATCTACGAATCGATTGATTTAATATTTTTTCAATCTCAAAAGTTTCCTCTTCATTCTTGTCAATTTGTTGTTTCACATCACCTGAAGGTAAAGTCCCCGTGTCCTTTATCATATAAGTTGTTCTTGTAGTTTCTTGTGTGAACTTTTTGTTTAAAACTGGTAAATTTTTACCTGCGAGTGTCGTGCCACCTTTTGTTTCCTCTGCATCCTGATCAATGACTTGATAAAAACAATTGAAAGGATCAAAGACTATGAGTTTTGTGTTATAAGCACCCGCCCTTAATTTATTATTAGCCGTGATATTTAAATTTGATGAAAATTTTGCCACAATCGCATCATACTTTTGAGATACATCATTTGCTACTCCAGTAAAAGCATATTTTCTTTTGGTTTTTTGTGCGAATAAACTATCAATTGATTTAAAGTGATATCCATCTGAGGTTTGGTAAAAAGCAAACCCTGCTGTGTCACCCATCTTTCCATTTGCAACTGAAATACATTTTTTTTGCAACCATCTTATTATGTAAAATGCCTTTCTCTTATTACCAATAAAATTAAAATTATTTGCAGTGATCTCTAAATTTTCCTCTTTTATCTTAGAATTTAAATTATTTTCTACTATGCTTTTAACATGATCAGATATTTTTCCGTCATATCTTTCATTTACAGCGGACGAATACATTTCATTTCTTATAAACTCCTCTGAAGTTAGTGTCAATAATATATTTTCTTTTTGTTGATTCTTTAAGATTGGTGTAACTTTGTTAACGTTCAAATTAATCTTTAATTTTCTCTCTCTTGCATCTTGCATTTCAAATTCAAAATTTTCAGTCGTCTGTAGAGGTAGTGCCTCAGATAAGGATTTACCATCTAAAGTGTTTCCAGTATCAGAGAAAATAAACGAGACCTCAACAGTGTCTCTGAACATATGTTCTTTATACTCAACAAAATCACTTGCTCTCAAGTCAACAGTTCTTGATTCATCTTCATTTGATGTGATGATTGCCTTATTTATTTTTATGTTTATTGATTCAAATTCTTTTGAATCGGCGGTTTGATTTGCCATTATGATCTCATGTATTTACTTTGAGTGACAATCGACAAGAAGTTATTATCATTATTATTTTTTTTATTTACCATTAAAGTTTGTTGCTCCTCATTGTTTTCTGTTGGCATCATTATCGGCAGTAAAATTGTTTTTGTCTTTCCATTTTTCTTTGGTAACTTAGCCATTAAAGATTCAATTGCTTCCTTTCCAGATTCTCTGTTTGCTGCTTCTAATGCACCGGGGGCAAATTGTTTAAATGCCTCAGTGGTATTACTATCAAATATATACTCATTACCACCTTTATTTACAACTATCTGATTCTTTAGAAAATCGCCACCTAAATCTTTAACAGTTATACCTTTTACAGATCCACTTAATCCAGCCCTACTAATATCACTTTTTGATAATTTTGTTCTGCTTGTTTGTTTATTATATGGGCCATAGTTTGCCCTTTTTTCAAAGAAATCATAAGTTACTGCTCCTAGTATATCTCCACCTATACCTCCAACAACTGCACCAACGATTGTTCCAACAGGCCCAAGTAACGATCCTAATATACCACCGATGATTGATCCAATTATACTACCAATTGTTTTAAATCCTGCTCTTGCCGGTATTTCTTTGAATACATATATGTCTAGTAGAAGCACTGCTAAATCTCCTAACAATGGAACAGCACCTAAAGATTGTCTGATAACATTTTTTGAAACAAATCCAAGTGATCTCAATGTTGTTCTACCAGCAACAGTTTTGCTTGCATCAAGAAGAGCGTCAGCACCTACTTTAACAGTTCTAGATTTCTTTGCAAAGAAAGATCCTGTACTTGGATCAATAGTTCTCCCTTTTGGATTAACTTGAAAAGTTGGTGCTCCAGTAAAGGGATTAGCACCAGTGGCAGATCCTTTTCCAATCGTCTGTGAAAATCTAAAATCTGCTGCTGTTTTTGGCCCGATTTGACCACCACTCACTCCAAACGCACCAAAACGCTGTGTATCTATTTGATTAGGAGGTTTTCCCAAAAGATCTCCCAAGATATCCTCACCGGGTCTCATTGTTCTAAGAGGATTCATTGTGTCTTCAAGTTGAACTCTTGCTTTCACAGTTGCTCCTTCGTCTATCGAACTAAGAGGAATGTTCCTAGATCTTGCAAAATCTTCTAAATTAAGTTGGCCAGACTCAGAAAGTTTTTTGCTTATGGATTTGCTCAAATTACTATCACCAGAACCACCATATGTAAATTTATCGGCATCAAGGGTTTTGGATCTTAAACCTGTTGTAGCCATGTCACCACCCATCACATTATTCAGAATCTTTTTATAATTTTTATCAGTAATTCTAATTGCACTTCCACCTGTAACCGTTTTTATTCCCTCTTCAATAGTTGTTGTTGCCTCTTTTTTAACTGAACCTGCTATTTCTGCCATAAAATTTTTCGTATTCGCATAACTTTTCGTTATTTTTCTCGCTGGTCTTATTGAACTCACACCCTCTACTGTCTCGGCAACTGCTGATTCCTTTATTGCTTTCTTGACAGCATTGACTTGCATGGGTGCCATTAATCTTTTTGACCTTGCAGCATTGACTACCCTTGATACTTTTCTTGCATCAACTCCTTGAAATATACCTGCTATGGCAGCGTTAGCAACCATGACACCAGCTAATAACTCAAGATCATTTCCTACACGTTCTATTCTACTCGGTAATTGATCAAGATCTTTTTTATTTTTTTTACTTACATCTTTTAAATTATCAGAACCACCTTTGACCTTATCAACCAAAGCTCCAACAAGTCGTCCAAGAACCGTAAATAATTTAACAAAGGGAGATGCGATTGCTCGCAAAGCTCTTCCAATCGTTTTAAAAATAGGTAATGATTTCATCACAAGAAATCCAATACCACCTATCAAACCGACAAATAATGTTGTAAAGAGACCACCTCTTTTTTGTTTCTGAGGTTCTTGTGAAAAAGTTATTCTAGGATTATCATCCTCTACATCTTTTTCAAGTTCATTTTCTCTCTGTCTTCTTCTTAATTGCTCTGCTTGTCTATTTAATATACCCTGTCTGACCTTCGATAAAACTAATTTTTCCTTTAAAAGAGAGTCAATCTTTTTAACATCTTTTTTAATTATCTTGATGTTAGTGACAGTCTTTTCAGATAAAATAGATTTATCTGTTGTCTCTCTAGATAAAAGTTTATTAGTATTAATCATCATCCTAAACCAAGAACTGCCAATACTTTGGGATCAGCTTGTGCTAAATCACCCTCAATGATATCATTATTTTCTGCACCTGAATTTGCACCTGCAGTAAACAAATTAATATTATCTCCTATTTTAGATACGTCAACGTTTGTTGTTGTATCATCTTCATCTGGATAGTCAGTCGGTATGATAGGATTTGATGATGGTTTTATATTAATATTATTAAGTTTAAATTTTCTGATTGCCTCATCAACTTTTTCTTCTGGAGTATTGTAAAAATCAGCAAATTTTGATTGAGGATCCTCCGGTGATTCTATATTGAGTAAAAATCTAGCAGGGATAGTTGCTAATTTACCAACATCTTTTATTCTTTTTCCAAGTGATTTTGTTTTTGCTTTATCTGTGATTGAATCAGTACCACCACCTCCACCACCAAGGCCTCCAAATTTTTCAACCATACCGGTGAGGTCTATTTTACCATCACCTCCAGATAAACTAGGCATGGTTATATTGGGCACAGACATACCTTCATTCGCATAGAATCTACCACTTCTTATCTTTGGTTTGTTTGATTTGCCAGCCTCTCTATTCAAATTTAATAAGTTTCGTGCACCAAACATATCAACTGCAGGTTTACTAATCACAACTTCACCGGGTGTTAACATTGCAGGAACTGTGTCCTGATAACCTGCTCCGGGAACTAATCCACCCTTATTAAACATAAAGGTATTGTAATATTTTATTTTTGGTGTGTTACCAAATCTTGATCCAAGAGGCATTCCAGATAAATTTGCAGTAACTCCTGCTTTACCTCTAACACCAGCTCTTTGCATCGCCATGCCTCTCATACCAAGGCCTCTTCCTAATATACCACCTCCAATATTCAGTCCTGTCGCTAAACGAAGAATTCCACTTATACCTAAAAGTTTTGCAGAAAAAATACCAAGTGCAGTAACACCAGCTCCAAGTGCTAAAAGAATTAAATTAAAATTATTCTCAATAAAATTTGCGATACCAATAACGATATTAATATTTTTTGGATTAGATAAAAATTGTAAAAATTTAACTATGAATCTTCCGAAAAACAAAGTCACGAAGAATTGCACTATCCTCATGAAAAAATTCTTAACTGGTGCTATTACTCTATCTGTTACTGACTGAACGAAAGAAGTTAATTTTCTTGATGATTTTTCTAAAAGATTTTCCCTTTTTTTTCTTTTCTCATTTTCTTGTTGTAGTTTTAACTTTCTAAAAGTTTCTACCTCGAATTTTTCTTGTGCTTCAAGTGTCTCTACTATTGATGAGAGCGTTTTTTTAATATCAATAATATCATTTTCAATAGTTCTGACAGGTGATTTTTCTGTAAGAGACTTGATCATCTCTCCAGTTGCAATCTGTTGCGCCTGTATTATGTTTTTTAATATCGTTATCTTTCTTGCATTTATTTCTATTTTTTTTTCTAGATCATCTTTACCTAAAAACTTTGACGCAGAGACTCTTCTCGTGGTTCCCCGAATGGGCTGACCAAACGCTCGCATTTTATTGCGAAAATTTTCAAATACTGGATTAGTTTCATCCATTAGCTCTTCGCTGTTGCTCCTTTAGTCTTTCCTCTTCGAGGTGTGCTTGTAATAAACCAACATAGATGTCTCGTTCCCAAGGCATCATATTTTCAATTTCAGTCAAACTATATTTATGGTACTGCATCAGGGCAAAATTTAATCTGAAGTAGTTCTCCAGATTCATATGCACCATCGCTAGGCGAAAAAAGATGCTAAACCCTCAAGCACCACATCACTCTCAACTTTTGTATTTGGATTTAAAACTTTCACGGTATGTGATAGTTTTGGCATTGATTCAAAAAACTTTTCAATCTGTTTAAATTGAGTTGAATTCATTGAATCTAAAAAATCATTAAGTTCTTTCTTTGTGCAGTCTGCAGCAACCCAAACTTCTTCCTCAGAATATATTTTGTCAATACATGATCCAATCAAATCAAAAGATTGTTCCATCGGATTTTTAGTTGTATCGTTTGGATCAAAATTTGCTTTAATAAATTCATTCAATGATGGATATTTCAATTGCATAATTAAAGAATCATCAATTTTAATTTCATTAGAATGATCCTCAGATTTTTGTACCTTTATATCATCCAAATTAATATTGACATTCACCTCAGTTTTATTGTCATCAGGACACATGAGTTTTACTTCAATATCCTCTCCAACAGATTTGCCTCGTATATTTAAAAACAAATATTCAATATCAAAAGTAGGAAGGGTTTCAACTTTGACTCCTTTTGTTTGAACACAAGCACGTATCACAGCCTTGATGGCGTTTGTAATTTGTTTCGTGTCCTCACTTTCTAAAGCAATAACTAGAAGTTTCTCCTCCTTAACTAAGAAAGGTCTATACTTTATTGTTTCACCAGTTGATGGCAATTCAAGTTCATAACTGGGAGTTGTAATTTTTGGTAATGGCATAACTATTCAATTCAGTAAGTTTATTTATCAGGCGAGATTGAGAGGCACAACACCTGCAGGATTGAAGTCATTCGGTAGATCATTTCTACCTAATCCAGAAATTTCTGCATTTTTCCTTGCGATATCAATTAATGATAAACTTCTTGGTGCATCAAACAAATCTCTCTCAAATTGAGTTATATCTGTTGAAGATTCATCAACAGGACGAGCACCTTTTCCTGTCACAAAATATCGTGAATAGGCCATGCCAACATTACATCTTAGAAGTTGAGATGAATTATAACTTACTGGCATACTGTTTATTGCTAATGGAAAAACATTAACAAATTTATATGTAATTATTTTTGTTCTACCAACCCCACCAAATTCAAGATTTTTTTCAAATTTTGATAACTCAAGAGTGCCCTTATAGTCATTTGGAAATTTCATAGCATAACTAAAATTTGGACTTTCAATGTTTGCTTCACCCTCAAATTTTGTTACGGTTGATCCTGTAATAAAATTTATCCACGATTCAAAATATCTTATCGGAAGATATTGCTCTGCATCAACATAAAATGTCAGAGTAATTACATCATCAAACTGTCTACGATATGCATGTCTTTCTCTTACTCCGGGAAAATTATTTCTTATCTCTTGTGTTAATAATCTAGATCCGGGAAGTGATGTCTGGGAACATAATAAATTTAATCTCTCTTGTTGATCTGCGCTAAAAGATAATCCAAGTTCTGTTTGAAATCTTTTTAAACCTTGGCCACTTGGACTTCCTATACTCGCTAAAAAATGAGAAGTTGTTGCAGGATTAAGAAGATCCTTTTTAACTTGAGCAATCGATTTACCAGTTGGTGTTATATTTGCCATTTATAAATATTTTAACCTGTATATTATGTAGGCGAGTTATGGGAGAGAGTATCAAAAGTAAATATACTCCAGTATATCCAAGTAAGTATCAAGGAAATACTAAACATATTATATGTCGTAGTAGTTGGGAAAGAAAGTTTTGTCAGTGGTGTGACATGAATAATAGTATTATCTCATGGGCATCAGAAGAGTTTAGCATTCCATATGTCTCACCAAAAGATAATCGTGTACACAAATACTATCCAGACTATCTAATCAAGGTCAAAGAAAAAAATAATCAAATAAAAACATATGTGGTTGAAGTAAAACCACTCAAACAAACGATGCCACCAAAACCTAGAAAAAGAAAAACTAAATCATATGTAACTGAGTGTGTTACCTATGCAGTCAATCAGGCTAAATGGAAAGCAGCAAAAGAATTCTGTGAAGATAATCGTATTGAATTTAAAGTAGTTACAGAAAAAGAACTCGGAATCAGATGAGCAGACTCGAAGGCAATACTATAAACAATCCAACAAATGATCAAGAGGATATGATGTTGGAGATCATGTCTTTATTAAATGATACTGTGACACCAGTTCCTGATGTTGGAAACTTTTATACCTTTGTATATAATCCAAAGACCCCAAATATTCAGTATGATCAACATCCACTTATAGCTTGCACTGATATATTTGGTTGGGGTTTTCGTGGTCTTAATTTTCATTGGAGAAAATATCGTAACTACACATGGGCAGAACTTGCAGGGCAGTTATACATAGTGCAACCAGATGAACTTGATGATCTCCTTGCAATTCCATATGCTAAGTTCCTAAATAACTAAAAAGGGTCGATATGACATTAGCAAATTATAGTGAAGATGCGGTAGAGCAGCGTAGACTGAATAGAGAAGTAGAATATAAAGAAGGTGTTGCCAACGGTACATTCTATCCATCTGGTAATGAACAATCGTCTGCATCACTTACAAATTTAGCTAGTGATGGTTATCCTTTACAAGTTGGAGATGGATATAGTAATAATAACGAAGCTTATATCAATGGTAGAACAAATAAATTTCAAGATTTTAACTCAAATGAAGAGTATGGAAATAGAGCTATAAGAATTCAACCCGGATTTGAGGCGAGAGGGGATAATGATGACAGTGGACTCATCGGGAGAGGAGGAACAAGACAATACTACACAGGAGTTGATAAAGATACAGGTATCATCACTGTTTATCGTTCAAGTTCTACTTTACAAGATGATCCAATAGGTTATTACGATAAAGAAGGAACATTTCACGCACTTGAAGGTAGAAATGGTGAAACTTTCGCAACTGATACTGAACTTGCATATTTTAATGGTGAAGAAGTAATTGATAGGAATGGTAAAGTATTAGAAAATGGAGATGAATTTGTTATAAATGAAGCACTTAAACAAGCGGAAGACGAATATAGAGAAGACTTGGCAAATGGAGATGCTCCACCTCCAGATATTGGCCCCTACGAACTATACACTGGAGTACCTTATGAGGAATCAGCAGCGTTTAAACTAGAAGAAGAAGCAGCTGCTCAATTAGCCGATGTATTAGAGGGTGGTGGCGCAGATATGAATGCGAGAAAAAAATATAGAACAGATTTAGAATTTCCAACAGGTATCACTGATTTTTTACAAGATAAACTCAAGATAACTGTAATGAAGTTTGAACCTGCAGAGATAGGAGGGGGAGATATATCTGTAAATGAAGCAGGACAAATTCTTACCAACAACTTAGGAATAACTGTCACAGCGTTTGGTCAAACAAAGAGAACAAGTTCAAACCTAATGAACTTACAAGCTGGCGTGAGTCCTTTTGTTGGAAAAAGAAAAGCATTTACTGATAGAGAAATATTAGGATCAGTTGTTTTACCAATTCCAGATGGTGTGACCGATTTTAACTCTGTTCAATTTGCAGATGGGACAATAAACCCTCTTCAAATGGCAGCTTCAAATGTAGCACTCAAAACACTATTGGAAGGTGCTAATGAAGGTGGAACTGCTGCAGCTGATCTTTTTAAAACAGCAGCAGAGAGTGGTGATATTCCATTAGCAATAAGTCAAGCACTCACCGCATCAGCAGTTGGAACTGACGCAGATCGTTTATTGGCAAGAACAAGAGGAAAAGTTTTCAATAATAATTTACAACTTCTCTTTTCTGGGCCAACATTGAGACCATTTAATTTTCAATATGATATTTCACCTAGAGATAAAAAAGAAGCAGATGATGTAAAAAGAATAATCAGAATGTTTAAACAATCAATGGCAGTGCAAAGAGATGATGTTGGTATCTTTTTAGGTTCCCCGAATACATATAGACTTGAATTTCTTGATCCTATTCTTGACACACATCAATATCTACCAATCATAAAGGAATGTGCATTGCTTAATTTTAGTGTAAATTATATGCCGACTAATAGTTATATGACTTATGATGATTCATCAATGGTTGTGTATCGATTGAATTTTTCTTTTAAAGAACTTGATCCTATTTACAATGATGATTATGGCAATCTTGACGGATCAGACTCTGCTGACATGGAGATAGGTTTCTAAAATGGCAAATCCTTACTTTCGCAACATACCAAATTTTGCGTATATCAATCGTGATAACAACAGAGAGAGTGACACTTATTCTTCTGTAAAAAATTTATTTAAGAGAGCAAAGTTAAGAAATGATATTTTTGAGAACCTTGCTTTTTTCCAAAAATATATTGTGAAGGGTGATGATAGACCAGATAATGTGGCTGATGAAGTTTATAAAGATCCACTTTTAGATTGGGTTGTCCTTCTTTCAAATAATATAATTAATGTTCAAAGTGAGTGGCCTTTATCGCAAGCTGATTTTAATATATACTTAACTGAAAAATATGATAACGAAACAACTCTTTATTCGGGTATTCATCACTATGAAGCTAATGAAGTGAAAACAAGTGACAATAGAATTGTTATTCCGTCAGGCACGAGAGTGAGTGTGGGACAAAGTGTAAGTTACTTTGATTATGGTAAACAAGATCAAGTGACGGTGACTGATATCGCATCACCTATAACAAACTATCTTTACGAAGAAAATTTAAACAACAAAAAGAGAGAAATATTTTTATTAAAACCAATGTATTTAAGTATTGTATTTGATGATTTAGAAAATATCATGACATATAAAGAAGGTTCCACCCAGTTCGTGAGTGAAACCTTAGTAAAAGGAGATGATATTCGTTTATTTGAATAATTAACTATCTGCTAACTTTTGAAAGTATGATAGTGCATCATCTTCATCAGAATCAACAGTTGTAGTTGCTGCAGGAGTCGATACTGCCTGTGCAACTGTCTTTTCAGCAACTGCATACTTACCTTCGCTTTCATCTTCTAACTCATTGTCAGGGATGTAGCGAGGAGCAGGCTTTTTGCCGAGAACATACTTGAGACGCTTCTCAAGATCTTCATATGTCTTGAACTGATCTGGAGCAGTGACAGCAGAAAGTGAATACTGCTTTTTCCAGAGTCCTTCAAGTGCATCATCATCTTCAAGAACTGGCCCTACTTTGTCAAATTCTG